CTAAACCACAACGATATGTATGGATATGGCAGTAGAGAGTACGGGGCATTAAACCCCGTTCAAAAACGTTTCTTTGACGCGTACCAAGAACACCCATCAATTCTTGGATATGACGACTTGGTTGTTGACAGCGATGTAGATGTGGAGGTGCGCACAAGTGTTGTTCGTGGCAATGAGGAGGACGTTCTTTTTTATGCGCAAGACCTTGCCGATGATTTGGGAGCGGATATAATTCACGCGTCAACGGGAGATGGATATGTCGACTTCATATTCACCTTATTGTAAACCACAACGATATGAAAAACCAATACCAAGACTTGGTGGATGAGCTGGAATACTACGGCTTGTTTTTCGAAGAATTAGAATACAATGGGGGCTACCCTTGCTTGTACTTCTCTACAACTTATGGCGGTGCCGACGACGAGACCTTGGACGACGTGTACGACATCGCAAGCGATTGGCATGCGGTTCAAGTGTCCGAGTACAACGGCATGGTAAAAGTTCAAATCCTTGACTGATGCAAGGTTGGGAACGACACTTCAAGACATCTGACTTCATTGAAGCAATGGAGGAACTTATTGAAGACAATAAGTACGATGCACAATTGGACATGGAAATTGTCGAAGTCTTCGAGGGTGACGGAAAAAACCCGCCTCACGTTGTGATTGAAATGAATGAGCCAAAAGACCGCATCCAATACAACTACGACCTATGGAGTGAGTCGTGGTGGGGATGGTTCGTGGATCTGGACGGCAACGAATTTTACTTTGAACCTTACGGATAATGCAAGCAAAAGACATTGTGATTTGGCACCGATTGTATCTTCTCAATGGAGAACAAACGGACATTAGTATTCAACCTTGGTCATTCAGCGACTACGACGATTACCGCGACGAGTGGAACACGCGGATTGAAGAATTGGGTGCAGACGAATGGGAAGCGGTAGACTACCCTGGTTGGTTGCCCGTTCAAGACGACGGAATTACCGAAGCCGTATTTGACGGGGTAATGCAAGCGGAAGAAGCTGCCGACTTGTGGGGTTGGGATGTAGGCGATGTGTTGTCCATGCTTGACGACGAAGGCTACGGAGACATTGACGACGACATCACTAACGTCCTTGACCGACATGTAATGGGTCAATGGACTTTGGAAGAATGGGCATGGCACTTGGTTGAAGAAGAAATTGTCGGTCAAGAAACGATTGAACAATACTTCAGCTACGAGGACTTTGGACATGACGTTCGTGTTAGTGGCGACATTGACCTCATCCTTGAAGACGAATATGACGTTGACTCGCCAGAGTACGAAGAAGCGTACAACGAAATTGTGGACCAAGGCGATGCCTATGTGGGTGAGTGGGCATTGTTTGGCGAAGACCCTGCGACAGTCCTTGGAGACAAACTTGTAAACTACATGGACATGAAGGCGTTTCAACGCGACTTGTCCTACGAATACACCCAACACGGACCAAGCAACAACCCCGTGTTGTGGTTCGCAAACGCATAAACCTTTTTAATTAACCCCTATGTTCAAAAGAAAATTTGAAGAAGAAGCGGCACCCGCAGAGGCGGCACCCGCTACCGACCCCGCAACCGCGTTGGTCGAGGCACTTACCGCCATGGGCTTGAGTGCTGAACAAGCCGAAGCCGTACACCAAATGGCTATGGATTTGATTGCTGCCGAACCCGCAGAGGCTCCCGCAGAGGAACCTACCGCAGTAGAGGCTTCACGTCAGCGCGGTCGTGCCCGCATGAGCCGTGGTCGCAAGTCCCGCATGTCGGGTGGACGCTCACGCTCTCGCATGTCACGTCGTGGACGCTCACGCTTTAGCGCGGAAGGTCGCCCTTCACGTCGCCCATCGCGTAGCCGTCGCACCGAGATGAGCCGTGAGGAACGCACCATTGCTCGTCAGCGTCGCCAGATCGCGCAAATGAAGCGCGAGATGAATGCGTTGGGTAAGGCACCCGCAGCACAAAAGTTGAGTGCCAACCCTTACAAAGCAAACCCTATCGCTCTGGGTTCCCTTAAAGCCGAAGGCTCAAGTGTGAAAGAGCGTGTTTCCAACATGATGAAAACCCTTTTGAAATGAGCCGTTACCGCTCCTTGAACCGCACACGTCGTCGGGCGTTTGCGAATCCTAACTTTGCCAACCCCTCAAGCCCAAGCTATGCAGGGGATTTGGCGTTGCCATTCATTGCACCCGCAGTAAAGTCGGGTGAGACTTTGGCTAACAACTATGTCCGCACCATTGACGGCATCACAAACAAAGCCGTCATTCAATCTACGTCCGTTGCTAATGACGTTATCCAAGCCGCAGGGTGTGACTTTGCAGACGGCAATAGCGTCACCTTGAGCGAGAGCGTGTTGACGCTTACTGACTTGAAGGTCAACGAAGAATTGTGCCGTGGCACGTTGCTCCCTTCTTGGGTGTCACAACGTGGTGCCCGTGCTACTACCGATTGGGGTAGCAATGAGATTCGGAACTTCGTAATTGAGCAAGTAGCCGCGAAGACGGCTGAAGGCGTTGAAGATTTGATCTGGCGCGGAGGCTCCGTTGGCGGTGCAGGTTTCTTGTCAAACGACGGGACGTTTGATGCCGCAGGTCTTGCCGCGTCTTCTTTGGCAAGCGCGACGACTCAAGCCATTACTTCAATGACGGCTGCAAACGTCATTGCCCAACTTGGTTTGGTTTACCAAAAAGCCGCACTTGATAAGTCAGCTATCTTGAACAAGCCCGACCTGAAGTTCTTCGTGTCCAACAAGACTGCCGCGTTGTACCGCCAAGCGTTGGCTACTGCGGGTGGTTCTGCCTTGACTACGGGCGACTCCGTAGGTACGGGTTACAACGCCCAAGTGACTAACCAAGCGTTCGGACAATTGAACTTCTTGGGTATCGCAATTGCCGAATGTCCAGGTATGTTTGATGACGCTATTGTTTTGGCTCAATCTGAAAACTTGGTCGTGGGTTCAAACCTCATGACTGACTTCTCAAGCGTTCAATACATTCCCGTGTACCAATACGATGGCTCCGACAACGTGCGGGTGGTCATGCAGTTTGGATTGGGAACTGTCGCGGGAACCCCTGCGGACGCGATTGTAGGTAAAACATTTTAACCCTTAAAACCATTGCATCATGCCGTGTGATATTTCAGCAGGACGCGCCACGAGTTGCAAAGATGCAACGGGTGGCATTAAGGGTATCTACATCCACAACTACGACGAGTGGTACAACAACACGACAACGGCTATCTCCGCAGACAACGAGATTAGTGACATCTCTGCGTACAATGACGGAGTGACGGCTGCCGCGTTTGAAGTGTACTACTTTGCCCTACGTCGTGAGATGGCAAACCTTTCGATTAGTGTAAATTCAGACCCTTCAACGGGCACCACCTTCTTTGAACAAGTCTTGACTGTCGACTTTATTAAGTTGACTTTGGAGGACGCAAACACCTTGCGCGTGTTGGCTTACGGACGACCTCAAATCATTGTTGAGGACAACCAAGGCAACTTGCTTATGCTCGGTGCAAAGAATGGTATGGACGTGACGGGCGGTAGCATCGACACGGGACAAGCCTTTGGCGACAAGAACGGAATGCAAATCACTTTCACGGGTCGTGAGACTGTCGCATTCATGGAACTTGTTGGTCCTACAACAACATGCACGACGGGTTGTAATTCGGCTCCATTTGCCGCCTACTCAACCTCGGAAATTGCGGTTGACCCAGCGCCTTAAGTTTGTTGAACAAGTGAACACGAAAGGGGGTAGGCTTCGGCTTACCCCTTTTTGGTTTGGTTTATATTGTAGAATGACATGGTGCAATTAATCCACAACGCCCTACGCCAAACAGTCCGCATCTACATTGCCGACTTTGACAAGGCTTACGACCTTACCTGCATTCTTACCAACCTTGAAACCAAGGAACAAACGACACAACAAGCCAGCTCGTTGAGCGTCAATAGTCGTGCGGTCAAGTTTGACATTAGCACAATTGACCACCCCGTGGGTATGTACACTATGGATCTGTTTCAACCTTCGGTGGATTTGGGTAGGCATTTGGTGTACCTTCGGTTCGATGCAGACTCCCCTATTGAGGAACGCCCCTACAACACCTATTCAACCAACCCCAGCTCTGACGTAGTGTACGATGGATAAAGTTAAAATGTCGGTCATGCCCTACGCGGGCACACCAACCCCCACCTTTGAAGAAAGCAATCGCCACGAGTGGATTGATGCGGGGGAGGACAACATGTGGTTCCTCTATTTGGAAAGCCTCATGCTTGGAAGCGGAATGCACAACGCTATTGTCAAGGGTGTCGCGGACATGATTTTTGGACACGGCTTGGATGCCACCTACAAAGACCAACACATTGACCAATGGTTGAAGGTGAAGGTTTTGTTTGGTGACGAGACGTGTTTGAAGCGTAGTGCCTTTGACCTCAAGTTGTATGGTCAATGCTACCTCAATGTGATTTGGTCACAAGACCGCACAACCATTAGCGAGGTACACCATGTGCCATGCGCGAACATTCGATCTGGCAAGGTCAATGACGAGGACGAGGTGACGCACTTCTACTATTCAACCGATTGGGAGAACGTGTCACAACACCCTCCCCAAGTCATTCCCGCCTTCACGCCATCCGACCGCACGGCTGCAAGTCAGATTGTGCAAATCAAATTGTACAACCCGCAGTCCTTCTACTACGGATTGCCTGACTACATTGGTTCCTTGTCATGGATTGACGCGGATGCGAAGGTAGCTGACTTCCATTCCAGCTCACTTGAGAACGGCTTGTTTCCCTCTATGGTCATAAACTTCCGTTCGGGGGTGCCGTCGGATGAGGAACGCCAAAAGCTGGAGCGCCTTATCTACGACAAGTTTGGGAGCGCAAGCAACGCGGGTAAGTTTCTCATTACCTATTCAGACAGTGCAGACGAGGCACCGACCTTTGAAGCCTTCCAACCGAGTGACCCGCAAAAGACCTACGCTTTCTATTCAGAACAGATCGTGACGCAAGTGTTGTCGGGACACCGCGTGACCTCGCCCCTCTTGTTCGGTTTGCGTAGCGAAGGCGGGGGCTTTGGAAGCAACGCGGACGAGATGCGCGATGCCTACGAGTTGTTCCACAACTTGGTCATTCGCCCATTCCAAGAAACATTCATCCGTGGTCTACGCCCTATGTTGTCAGCGATGGGCATTACCCTTGACCTTCACTTCAAGAAGTTGCAACC